TAGACTCTACTAGTTCCTCTAAAGTTATGTACTGTCCACCAACGTTCAGATGCTTTCCGGTCGATGGATCAATAGCTATAGTTTGGATTTCAACATGCACCACACGTTCATATACTTCATCATTATAAACAAACCAAGTAGCTGGGGCACCCACTTCTATCAAAGATTGGTCTTTGTCTATGCGCCACTCACCATCGGTTGTGTAAATCAATTCAATACCAACACCACGACGCGCTATAGGCAACCACCTTCTACCTACATCGTCCTGTGCGTATAAATACAAAGGCGTATTTGTATCCAAAAAGGCATCTATATCAGCTACAGCGTCATCTCCAACCAACTCATACGCTTCATTTGTTTCATTAGACACGATGGAGTTTTGCACGGCTATGGCGGAAGAAGCACTAGTCCATCCGTATGTATCCGTTGAAGCCCTATACGTGTACACTAAGTCACCAGCTACTCTGCCATGACCATTCTCTGATATGCTGTTCTTTAGATCAACATTAAACCCTACGAGTTCGCCACTCAACTTGCTGACTGATATAGCAGTGCCAGTAACATTATAGATACCCATTCCCAATGCGCCAACAAACGCTATGTCTCTCCAACCTAGGCCGTTGTGGTATTCGCCCGTCTCTGCTGCATACGCCTTGCCCATTCCGTAAAATCTAATGCCCCTATCCATAATAGTGTTAAACGTCGTCTCGCTCTCATCAATAGGTAGATCGGAGTACAGCGAAAAAACTATTTCCCCTTCTTCGTTAGTTGGGTCTGTGGAAGTGGAAGTACCTCTAAACTCCACAGACCCAAATGGCCTTACAAACTTATAGGCAACATCCTCACCAACTTCTACTAGGTTAGCATCATTAGACCTTATATACATTCCGGTAGTATTCGCTGGCTCCCATTGCTCGTCATCTTTGTCACCCTTTAGGACAATCTTGTTTTCTTCAATTATCTCAACAGCATTCATTCCAGAATATTCACCGTTGCCACTAGATAGATCGTGTCTATGCACTTTTATTAACTTATTATTTTTCATCTCTAGTGTATACAGCACTATCAAGTCTTTCCAATCGGCAATTTCTCTGTTAGATAAGGCTGTTTCTATATCTGCGTTTACACTAGTGTTGGTAACCAAATAATCATTCGCATCTTCTACCAAGAATATAGCATAGTAAATGTCATCATCCAACACAGTTGCAACTTCGGAAACAAAGTCATTCATGCCCAATGACTGTACCACACGCACTCTGGCTACATTAGGAAGTACACCATAAGAACGTTTATCAAAAACTATATGGTAAAAACTAGTATCAGCGGAACTGACAATATTAAATTTCCTGGCTTCCACATAAGTTGGCAACGTATCAAAATGCAGCACTCCACTGTTTATGTATAACCCACACGATGTAGCTTCTACCCTGAACTTAATTCCGAATGGGTATAAATCTCCTATAGGGTAATGCGGTACATTATTCTTACCACCCCATACACCGTTTTCTGTAGCTAATCCGGCATTAGGACTAAGACGTTCCACCGAACGTACAGCGTTGCGTATTCTAGCAACGTCACCACCTTTAAATCCATAGAGTTGAGAAGCCATACATACTCTCCTATTCTTCCACCACTTCCGGTTCCCAAGGTATCTTATCTATGAATCCAGAGAAATCAGCATACCCATAATACCTGTACTTCAAAAAGTATACGTCGTCTATGCTGGCATCTTCTGGAAGTGCCACACCATTATCATCTAACCTGCGTGGCTCGGTAGTCATCTCTTGGTCTGCATTTAGTATTGGTCGCAATGTTGTAACTGTTCCAGAACCAACATACCCACCATTCACATATCTGTACGGTACAAATGCCAGTACTCGTTCACGCATTCCTAAGTTAGTTATGTAATGTAAGTAGCCCTCTTCTCTGTATTCCAGGGAAATACTCACATCATAGTAAGGGGTGTAGCGATATGCGGTCAATTCCGTTTTAGTAGTGTTTTTAATGACAGTGAGACCTTTCTTTTTGCCAAATGGATGCTCTTTACCTGGTCTCCATTTCTTGGTCTCTGTAAGAGTTCTACTGACACAATTAAATCCAACTACTTGTGCGCAACCAGCAGGCACAGTAAATGAACCAGTGACACTTTCTGCACCAGCGCCAATTACAAAGCTTCTTATATTCACTTTATGCAAATAAGAATCTAAAAAATTTGTAACTCCCCAACCTTTATCGGTTAACAATGCAAATCCAATAGATAAATTTCCGGTACGCATCATCTTTGTAGGTGGATCTTTGAAAGGGTCTCCAGCAGTATTCAACAATGCCCTATATGTCTCTCCAGAAAAGTCAAGTGCGCCACTTGTGCCACGTTCACCCTGTACCTGCGCAAGCGTTAAACAACCATTATACCAGCCACCTTCTGGTACAACTTCCCTGCCTCCAGAAATGTCGATAGATATATCAGCATTTTGTTCCCAAGGATACCTTTCCCTGTCTACGTCAGGCTCGTCTCCATCATCATCATCTTGGGATACTACCTCAAGGTTTTGGTACCCATATTCTACTGTAGCTACAAACACTTTCGGGTCGTCTGCAACAGGCTCTACACTAATGTCAATTACATATGGGTTAGTAGCACTAGCGGGACTGCCACTAATCAATACCTCTCCATGTGCTGGCAAAGCGGCTAGACAAGCCTGAACACTTGCCGAAAACACGTCAGAACCTGGGGTGCCAGTTATCTTCAACAATATTCTCTTAGTAGCAACAACTCTGCCATGAGAATCTATGCCAAACCTAGTACCGTCTACGTAATTAGGTCGTGCTATAGCTGCCAATGCCATAAATTCCTACCTTTCTTTAAATCTCTGCCCCTACAAATTCTGCTGCCTCACCGCTAGAGGTGAAGTTCTCACTTATTGTCTTTAGATAAGTGCTCTGCTTCTCTGCTTCTTTAAGTGTTTTTTTGCTGGTGTCTAAAAGTTCTTTTTCGGTGGTCTGGTAACTAGGAAGTCTAGCATTCCAAGACTCTGTACTTCCATACAGCAAAGCACTGGCAAACTCCCTCACAACTTTGGTGACTTCTTTAAATTCCTCGCCCAGGTCAGGTATGTCAAACTTAAAGGGCTTTATTACAGCGGCCTCCAAAGCTTTAGGTGCTGCCTCAGTAGTAAGCGGTGGCATAGTCCACTTCTGGTATCTGACTTGCTTTTCCATAAAGTTGTCAAGAGCATCTGTAAACGGATTCATTCCGGCCAATACATCACCTTTTGCAAAACCTCCTGTGAATCCTCCCTTTATGGCATCCCATAAACTTTCATACTTTGGTGGCACATAGTACATTGAGTTAGTCTTAGCATCATACTTTGTTTGACCTTCATGTCCACCAGTAGCGTATATAGCGGCTTCTTTTATCGCACCAAAAGTGCCCCTTGCAACTCCCCAAATTTTACTAGCTGTCCATTCAATCGCTTCTACCAAAGCCTGCCCAGCAGCAGCAATGGCATCAAACACAGTTGCTCCAGCATACATAAAGCTTTTCACCAGTGCAGCGTAGTCTATGTCATTGAAGAATGTGCCAATTCCTTTGAAGACATCTCCAATCCAAGAGAATACAGCTTTGAGATTTACACCAGAAACCTTCATATCCTCTAAGAACATTGCAATACTAGTACGTACTGACAGGAAAAGCCCTGTCACTAGTGACCAAATTATAAGGGCTTTAGCCGCCCACATAAGCAGTGTCTTAAAGACTGTAGCCAATCTGGCGTACCATTTAGTAAAGTTCCCCATAGGAATTACTGCGCCAAATCTTCCCCCAGCACCTCTCTTATGATACCCAACCGGACGTGCATCTGGGTCTGTACCTGATGCAAATTTATTGCCTTTCTTGTATACAATATCTCTGTGTGTCAATCCTCTGTTAGCTAATGTAGCTCTATCTATAGCAGACATACCACCGCGCCACTTAGACAGTATACCACCAATAAGTGAGGCATACGTAGAAGCTTTGAATAATTTTCCTATTGCTGTGGTGGCAGCAACAAACTTCATAACAGCGGTCAGTGCAGCAATGGAAACAATCAGTGCCGACATGACGGTAGTTAGATATATGGTATGTTTTATCCAACTTGGAACTGCCCTTAAACCATTTAAAAGGTCTGTTAATGCCCTTTTTAATGGCAGGGTGTATGTCAACACAGTTTTACCAAAATCTTTTTTGAATCTATCTATAGCAGCAGCAAGTCGTTTGGTAACTTCTTTTGGTGTCTTCATCATTTTTTCAAAGGCTTCTTGGCTAAGCCCACCAGCTCCAGCTATTACACCGGTAGTCATTTTCCTAGTCTCTGGATTCTGCATTAGTTGCGTGGCCAGAGAAATTTGACGATTTTTAAATCCCAGTTCCGTCAAGTATTCTGCATCACTACCACCGTACTTATACAACATATCTAAGAAGTTTGAAAACGACCCAGAGCCACGCAGCATCTCCATACCTGTCTTATAGCCATATGATTTAGCTACTGCGTTCAAAAGAGAGTCTGCATCCTTTGACTCTCTTATCATGGAAGCTACCATTCCACGTAGAGAGGTAGCAACCATAGGTGCTCCCATCTTACTGTATGTGCCTGCTGCCATTAAAGAAGCAACGTCTTTAAACGCCGCAAATTTATCTTCTGGAAATATACTCGTCAAAAGTGAAGCGGCTCTGGCCATGTTTCTTGTAACATCAGGAAGTTGTAGGGTTAGGCCAGCGTTTCTGGTAGCCAACATTACGTCAGTTAATTCATGTAGCTTCTCTATTGGATGATCTAACTGTCTAGCAAAAGCTGCCAATCCGTCGGTAGCTTCCTTGACATCTACTTCCCTACCAGATGCAATACTTAACTTACCCGCTTCCAGAGCAAATGCCTTCATGTCCTCTTTAGCAGTATACATGGCCTGTGCAGCCGCATACGCACCTTTGGATATATCAGTTGTAAGCTGTCCGGTCTGTTTGCTTATATCCATTATGGATTTTTTGAGATCGGATAAATCTCCTGTGGTCAAGTCTCTGGAAACAGTTCGAAGTTTTACCAAAGAAGTTTCCAGATCGGAAGCAGCATCTCCCATTTTGTTGAAAGATCCAACTACTTTCCAAGCCACCGTAGCCATAACAGCAGACAATACCGCAGCAGAGCCATGTGTTCTTGCTATAGCCGCCTGTTGCCTCAATGCGGATTTTTCTATCTTGGTACCCATAGCTTCGGCGGCGGTGCCAGCAAGTATTGAACCGTTCACAAACTTCTGAACGTCCAAACTCATTACACTACGGATAACTCCAACTGTCATTAAGCGCATACACTACCCACCTTTCGGCTCATCTGGGCCTCTTTTGACAAACATTCTCAAAAATATAGCATTTCTCTTATTGGTGTTCTTGTCATATTTACTTCTGACTGGTGGGCGTAGAGTTGGCAGGCAGTCTTTAAACTTAACACGCTTATCACCAATCATACGACGCATATTGTATACCAGCCATGCGACGTTGTAGTCTAATCGGCGATCTCCCCGTGGCTCCATACCAAAGAAAACAAGCCATTCGAGTAGTTCTCTTTGGGTAAGAGTGCTTTTCAATTCCTGCACTGTTCTACCCAAAGAGAGCGCCAATTCAAATTCAGTTACCTTATTTGGGTTGTTGACGAAAGTCTGCCTCAATAGAGGCCACCTCTTCTTTACCAACTCCCTGTGCTATCATGAATGCTTCAATAAATTCCCGCAAGAACACAGGAGATAGCAACTTCTTAATCTCTGAAATGTCCCCCGTCGTGAATGCTGGAGAACCCTTCTCGTCAGTCACTACCTCTACAAAGAACTTGGCAAAGTTGTCCAAAGTTTTTTCAGTGTTCTCTTTTTCCAACTGATCCATCTTCTCTGTATCGTTCTTGTCATCTTCTGAAAGACTTTCCAGATACTTCTTGTCATCCAATGTTTCAAGCAGTTTCTGGATTTCATCAAACTTCGCCAATGTCACTCTGCGAATGTAGACCTGTATGTCGTTAGCTACGGGTCCAATATTCACAAGAACCGGCTTTTTCAATCCACTTGTGAGCAACTCCATATTCGTAAGTTTCATAATCTGTTCCTCTCTCTCTTTGTACTCTCTTGAAAAATGAGAAGGGGCTTTTACACCCCTTCTACTTGGTTGTTACTCAAGTCCAGCAATTGCAGCATTGATAGCAGCAATCAGAGGACCAGCCTCCAATGTAGCGTAGTTCTCTACACCCAACGACGCGCCAAGCAAACGCAGTTGCTCAAGTGGCTGGTCTGCCAGATCGTACCGACGTGTGCCAGTACTGGTCCAAGTAGGGCCAGTTTCAGTAGCACCATCAGACGAGGTGTTTGTAATCACAATTTCACCAGAACAGGTGGCACGTTCACCAACCTGCATTTGATCGCCAGTAATGCTCTTCAAGTATCCCTGCAATGTCCAAGTACCAATATCCGGTATCGTGATAACAATCACGCCAGGAAGATTGATAGGCGCATCGTGGATTTTCGCTGGATCCATTTCTGCGGTAAAGGACATAGCTCCAATATCAATGAGTGTGGGTGCCATCTTAGTACGGTACTTCACAGTCCCTAATGTAGTAGTATCAATAGCTTCACCACCATCCCATCCAGGAGGGGTAATCGTGATATACTCCATAGTAAAGGCACTTCCTCCAGTAGGTGTAATAACTACTGTAGTACCTGTAGGTTCAAACGGTCTTTCGGCCATAACGTCATCCTTTCTTTTTGTTCATTCAACACATTTCCGCTGTGTGAAATTAAAATACCCTATTTATGGCAGTTCTTCAACACTGTTTCTCATTGTCGCAAAACTGCCATATCCACTTCACATAAAACCCTACCGTTTTTATCTGTACCTATACACCTTATTGGTGAACTAGTATAAACGGACATATATAAAGAATTTCCAATAGTAACCTTGGTCATTATATCTAATTTCTCTATCACACCATTTAGCAAAGTACGTGCTGCCTTTTCACTCTCCGCTCTTGCGGTGACTACAACATATTCTTCCTGGCAAGACACCTTCCCAGACATTGTTCTAAACTGCACACCGTCGGTCATCTCCATAAAGAAAATTCCCTTTGGGCAATCTTCCAAGCTGGGAATAGTGTGTGCAAATAAATCAATGCCACACATACCAAGTTTTTGTGACTCACAGTACCTTACAAAATCCTCTGATATTGAGTTGTGCATGGTCTACACTCTACCCCTTCCTAGTTGGTTAAGAATGTTACGGGAAGCCGCAACTGCTCTGCCACCTTTAACATAACCGTATTTAAGTGGGTATCTACAAACACTCCGTAAACTTGTCTCCACCGACTTCGTCCAAACCCTTTCCATCTCGGCTCGCTTCTCTCTAGCCGCTTTTGCTACCCAAAATGCGGTTTCCTGTGGGCGCCTCAAACCTTCACCATATGCGTCGTTGTATTCTTCACCATGACGCGCTCTCCTAGCCCACTCATGTACCATCAAAGCATATGGAGCGTCAGGTCCACCGTACTCGACACTTGCCAATGCAATATGCCCCTTTGTCAACTTGCTACTGACTATGCGTCCACTATATCGCAGATTGCCTTTGTCTTCTGGAACATAATGGTCGGAACGGGCAAGAAGAATCTTAGCCGCTTTATCTACACCTGCTTGTGCGCCTTTCATAGCGGCGGCTGGCAGATGCACCGTGAGACGTTGCACTAACTCCGGCAAGCCGTATACGTGCATCTGGAAAGACTTGCCAAGGTTGTATTTTACTAATCTCATACAACACCCACTTTACAGATATGCGAAATGCGCAACCTTCTTCATGTTGCTCATGTCTCTGGTGCGTATCATTGGAATTGTTTCTGTGCGCTTGATCTCTTTAGCGTCCGGCATGTTCTTTGGATTATCTATAGCAGTGCCGTACTTTTCCTTCAAGTTGTCCAATGTACCATACCACAAAAACCCACCCTGTTCTGTAATGCGGTCTACTAAAACAGTGGCAGAAGATACGGACTCGGTTCCTTTTTTAGTCTCTTCTATTTCTCCGCCACCGTCCCATCTGCATTTGCAGTCAACAGGTAATGGAAATCTGACTTCTAATCCATTATTTATGGGCTTGCCCCAGTACACACAACTGTGCCTTCTTATGCGTGATATGAAACTCATGTGGTAACTCCTTCATATTCGCTACATGTCATCCCCATCCAAGAAATGCTGTATGACTTGCCCTTTGTAGCTGGATCAAGTTTTCCAGTAGGGTCTAACATCAACGCCATTTGTCCGTACTTGGTGAAACGTAGACCCATATCGGTCTTCTTCTGGTAAGACACCTGCACCTTGCCCGCACTTTCAAAGGCGGCAATTGGGAAGGTTATTCCGGCAAAATGCGCGGCCAGATACAGTTCTATCTGCTTCAACCTTGGGAGACTTACTCCGTATCCATCCAAGTCCTCTTGCAAGAGAAGATGTGCGGTAGTAATGAAACTAGTTATTTGGTCTTTAGTGGCATCTTCTGCTTCCTCACAGATACGGACTAGCTCTTTGTCCGTTATGAGTGGGGTAGTAGTCAAGACCTTAGAAGACTCACTGTACACATACTTGCTCATATTATTCTCCAGTAATGAAGTTACTCAACATCATTGCCGTATCTTTACGTACCCTTGTGGTGAACTTGTAGTATGCCTCGCAGTCCTGGCGAACATCAGAAGGGTATATTATGTTGGTAGGATGCTGTATATTGGGCACTATTGCACAATCCTTTATAAATACCATGCGTCCCAATTGATCGAATACCGAACTTACCCATCTCTCACATATTTCAGGGGTAGTGCATATAGGGTGATACAAATAGCCTACGATTTCAATGACCCGCTTGCTGATAAAAGGCCACCTGTAGGCATTGTCGCTCTCTTCTCTTGAACAAAGGTATATTGCCATGATTTTATCAAGGCTGCCTTCTAGGGTAGCTAGGATACCCCTATCAAAGCCCTTGTGCAAAAAGTCTAGTATTATGCCATCGTTTAAGACGGTAACGGCGCTTCCCTTTGCAAGGGTAGCCGCAAAGTTGACCTTTGCCGTGAGGGAAGGGGTCTCAAAGATCAGGAAGGATATGTTCTCTGTGTACGCGGGCTGTTGACAAACGCCAATACACAAGTCTAATGTTGGGTCTGTGCGCTCCATCAGAACAATCACTTCATACTCTGTCTCTGACTTCTCCAACAAACCGCGCAAGACTGTCTCTAGTCCTACGGGGTTTTTGTAAGTTGGTACTAAGTACGTGAGCATGACGTTCTCCTAAATGGAAGTGGGGGAGTTGTGTACCTCCCCCACCGTCGTTTCTATTTGCGAACCTTTTTCTTTTTGCGGTTCACTTTGCGCGTTTGTACTTCTTCTTGCTCTTCTTCCTCTGCGTCAACCTCCGGCTCTTCCTCTTCCTCATCAATTTCCGGTTTGATGACTTTGGAAACATTAGCGGCCTTGGTTGCAAACAGTTCTCTGTACTTGGCTATGGCGTCCTTAAACTTCATCTTGTTACAGCCTTTGACAACGGTGCCATCTTCTCCAATGACACGGTACCCAAGGCTGTTGTGTATTGCACACACATGACGCTTGTCCGTTCCATCAGGAGCATCTGGAATATCTATCGGCCATTTATCCCCAACAATGCCTTTAGGAGCCAATTTGAATTTCTTTCCAAACAGGGCGATCATGTCCATATTGGAATTGACAACCTCTCCACAACGGTAAGTGATACCGTGATGGATATGCTGTCCGCAGTTCTCTTGAATGATGTACGATTTCATAATATTTCCTCTCTCCACTCTATTGAAAAATCAGAAGGGGTTTTTACACCCCTTCTTTTGGGTTACACTACTCCACTGTAGCCGCACGGGAAGCGCGGAGAATGCCTGTCTGGCCTTCCATGTCCGAACGGAACAACGGAAGCTTGATCTGGGCAATCTTGTGTTGCTTGATGATTGGGCCCTTGACCTGCCACTCAAAGTCAGTCAACGGCATACCGTCCAGGACGGCAACTGTCTTCTTGTTGAGTTCAAGCAAAATGGCCTCATTGGTCAACTGATCGACACCATCGGCGGAATAACGCATGTACTCCACAAACTCAACGTTCTTGAGTTCCTTGAGTTCCAACAGACGGGTCATAATTGACGGGCTGTTGTTTTCCTCACGGTAGTCGGTGGACAGTTTGTAGCTGTACCGGCCAGGAAGCAGGAGCGTGAAGGGGCCATAGTGGTGCTGGGCGCGGAGAGTTTGTATCCAGGTAGCAACCTCTTCAACAATCTCTTTGCCAGTAACACTGTCGCTAGTCCAGTCAGCGGAGAGCGTTTCCGTGATAGCAGCGTCCGTGGTACGCAGACCAGGAATGCTTTCACCAAAACTCTTGAAGTTGCCAGCACCATTCAGGAACAAACGCTCCGTGAAGTCCGCAACCGCATAAGCCGCCCAATATGCCTTGATGGTATCAATAGGCTGGCCGCTCTTACGAGAAGCGAGCAGATACCGCATGTTCACATCCCAGTTGGACGAGATGATCGGAATCGGCATGGACAACTCGTCGAACTCTGGACGATCTTCATCGACCAAGCTGGTCATGTCCATGTCAATCCGAGCCTGCCCCATGCGTCCGGTACGCTGCCAGGTATATTTAGTCACACCCATGCCATTCAGCGGAATGGTAAGGCCAGCGGCCACCAGCATGTTAACCAAATTCATTTCGGCGGTAGCTACCTCACCGACAACCTGGTCAATCTGTTCCCATTCACCACGAAGCAGGGTGGTAGGGGTAGGAGTGCCGTTGCCAACCATCTTGGCGGTGTACTCTACCTCACCCTTGCTGTTTATACGTGGGATAGTGCAGTATGTCTTACCATCTTCTGCGATATAAGGGCGCAGACTGTTGCTGGCCATCATATCCATTGCCTCTTCGGGACTAGCGGCAAACTCTGTCGCGTTACCAAAGATACTGCCAGTAGCAGCAGCTTCCGCAGACAAGTCAATTCCAATGAACTTATTCATTTACTTTCCTTCCTTTTCTTTTTAGTACCACTTGTTGCGTTACAGAACGCGGCAAATAATACGACGGTCGTCACCAGAACCAGCACCAGTGCCAGCATACGTGTTGTTTCCAACACAAGCCTCTTCTGCACGGTACAATTGGCGAGCGGTCATAAGCTCCGCCGCCACAGGGAACTTACTCACCGCATAAGGAGAGGAATCCGCTTGCACAGCAGCAACAGCCTCCGCAGGGTGGTCCAGATGACCAGTCTCGTCAGCAATCAGGATATCACCAACCGCAACATCAGCAACGGTGTCTTTCAGAAGTCCAGTGAACTTCACACCAGGTTGCAGATGCGCACAGACA